GTTAGAATGTACTGTACCTCCAAAGTTAGTGGATGATCTTAATACTTACTTAGATGAATATAGAGAGACAGCCGAAAAGAAATCTCTTGCTCATACTTTAGTTGGTCAGATTCATCAAGGAGAACAACTACTCATGGACCATAAGCATGAACTATTAAGAGATTACTATACGTTTCTGACATCTATGGGAGTAGCCTACTTACAAGCCTTTGGAAATATAACAGGACACTACCATCAAAATAGAATGGTAGATATAGATGAACTGTGGTCGGTACATAGTTATGAAGGAGACTATAATCCTATACATGATCATGGTACGAAAACTATCATGGGTATATCTACAACTACATGGACTAAAGTACCTGAACAAATAGGTAAGAAAGGAAATGCTCAACAGAATCCCAAAGAATTTTCTTTATATAATGATTCAGGAGCATGTGATGGTTTCTTAGCATTTACTTATGGACGTAATGAGATTATGAATACTGAAAAATTAAGACCACCACAATCTATATCACTACAGCCTATGGTAGGAAGACAATTAATGTTCCCTTCGTGGATGCAACATATGGTGTATCCTTTCTTTGGTGAAGGAGAACGAAGAACAGTAGCTGCTAACTTAAACTGTTGGCAGACAGAACCAAAAGGAGAAAAGAATGAGTAGAGAAACTCGATTAGAAAATAGATTTGAAGCGTTAAGAAAAAAGTATGAAGCTGATATTGCTGTAGCTCGAGCTGAATTAGAAAACTATGCAGAAGCTAGTGTTGGTGTTGCAGAACATCCACATATTATTGAATCAATGGACATATTGGTTAATAAATTATCAACAGCAAAAGAAAATTTAGAGTGCGTCCTCAATGAACTTTGAAAGTTTTTGCACTCGTATGTGGTTAGACTATGCTGATGAAACTTCATCTTTTGGTTCAATCACTTTAGATAAAGAAGAATATGTTAGAACTTATAACGATTGGCTACGTAAAAAGTATGCCGAACAATTGGAGAAACAATGAGCTTATTAAGCACACGAAATTATTATAAACCTTTTGATCATCCTTGGATGTATGATTACTGGGATTTACAAACACAAATGCATTGGTCTCATAATGATATACCATTGTCAACTGATGTAAAAGATTGGAATACTATTTCAGATAGTGAAAGAAATTTATTAACACAAATATTTAGATTGTTTACTCAGTCCGATGTAGATGTAGGTTCAGCTTATGTTAATACATACATGAGAATATTTAAGAAGCCTGAAGCAGGTTTAATGATGGGTGCGTTTCATCATATTGAGGGAATACACCAAGCTGCGTATAGTGCATTATTAGATACTGTGGGTATGCCTGAAATAGAATACAAAGCCTTTGCTGAGTATGAAGAGATGGCTAATAAACATGAGTATATTCAAAAGTTTAGACCAACTCTTAAAGATAAGAAAGGAATAGCCAAAGCTCTTGCAGTCTTCTCAGCTTTTACAGAAGGCTTACAATTATTTAGTAGCTTTGCAGTCTTGTTAAACTTCCCTCGCTTTGGTAAGATGAAGAACATGGGACAAGTAATAGCTTACTCAATACGTGACGAGAGCTTGCATGTTGAGGCAATGACAAGACTATTTAGAGAGTTCATACAAGAAAACCTTGAGATATGGACAGATGATTTTAAGAAAGAACTATATCAGATATGCAGAGATATGGTAGAACTGGAAGATAAGTTCCTTGATCTTGTATTTGAAATGGGAGATTTAGAAGGTCTAACAAAAGATGATATGTATGCTTACAATAGATACATAGCTGACAGAAGATTACTACAATTAGGATTAAAAACAAACTACGACCAAAGAGAGAACCCTCTAACATGGATAGATGAAGTGATTGGTATTGAACATCAAAACTTCTTTGAGGGTAAAGCAACTTCTTATATGAAGTCAGGGTTAAGAGGAGAACATGGAAGTATAACTTTTACGGATATAAAAAATGAGCAAGAAAGAAGCAACCTTGATTAGTTATAAATTAGTTATAGATCAAAAAGGAAAAGTCTATAGTGAAAGAAGCGTGAGTGACATAGATCAACTTGAAGATAGATTAAAACCTATATTATTTAATACATTAAAGCAGGTACTTAAACGTACTTCTACAGAATTAGATACAATTCATAACAAAGTTGAGGCTGATCTAAATGCAAGAATACAATAGGGCAGACCCGAAAGCCTGCCCAATCTTTTAAGATATTTTAATCTTACGAGGTTTCTTTTCGTCAGGAATAATTCTTTCCATGACAATTGAAAGCAGACCATTCTTAAAAGTAGCTTTCTTAACTTCAATATCTTCAGCTAAGTTAAAGCTTCTACTAAAAGAACGCATGGCTAATCCTTGATGGATTACTTCTGCATCTTTATCCCCTACCCTTTCATACGAAATAGTCAAGACATTCTCTGCCACTTCAACGTCAATATCTTTATCAGTTAAACCGGCAAGTGCCATTTCTATTGTGTAGGTGTCACCATCTCTTACAAGATTATAAGGTGGATAACTTCGTGGGACATGTTGTAGTCCTTGATGTTTGAATAACTCGTTGAAGAGTCTATCAAATCCTACAAATGAGGTTGTGAAATTTGGATGTTTTAAATCCAAAAGAAATTTGCTATTCATAATTTTTACTCCTTATTTAAGCAAGTTAATATTATACCCTTAGAACGCACACAAAGCCATTCTAAGAGCTGTTTAGGTTATGCCCCTTGTGGGAGCATTATTTCTATATCTAAGCTCTTAAAAGACACTTAAATATAAAACTTATATATGGTCAAATTTTTAAAATTCAACCCTAATCTAGTAAAGGATTACTATTATCATCCTCTAATTTAGCTACGTCTTTTTCTAATTCTCTAACAGCAATTCTAAGTCCTTCAAGTTGAGATTGAAGTGAACTTATAGAACTAACATTAGTATCTATTTTAGCTATTATACCTGTGTTCTCATTGTCAAGACTTTTATTAATGTACTCAATTGAGGTATCTAAAGTTTCAAATCTCTTTTCAATTTCTCCAAGATCATCATCAGTCTCTTTGGCTTTTTCCATTTTAGTTTCAAGATTTTCAAGTCTATTAACATAAGTAGCACCTGTGTAACCAAACCCTGCTAAAGTAGCAACGATACTTACTAACGCAATTAGTTGTGTAGTTTTATTTTCAAACCATTCCATTATTGTTTCTCCATTATAAATATAAAATACCTAGTATGTATCCACATACAAAAAATGTCAATGCCCAATATGGTTCGGCTTGACAAAAATTCATAAATTGTTTAAAGAATTCCATCTCTTAAATCCGGTTGTAATCTTTTCATTTCAGTTAACGTGGTTAAACTATCTCCTGCTAACTGATAAAAAGCATTAATATTATCATCTAAAGTTATATCAGCATAAATAGATTTAGGCTCATACCAATTAGTTTGGTTTGGTATATCTCTGCCATAATAATCTGTAAAGCCTGCGTTGTATCCTAAGTAAGCTACAAATACCGACTGGTCACCATACTCTCCTGTTGT